CGCTAGTTGTATCAATCTGAACAGTGCGCTTTTTACCGATACCGTTCAAATTGTTGTTTAAATTGCCTACGTTAGCGTCAGCCTTTGCTGTATCTACTGTAACTGTAGGTTTAGCTGCAGTGCTACCTAGTGCTTTTAACTTCTCGCGAAGTCTGTCTAGAACTGTATTTGCACTGTCAGCGCTGGCATGGACTTCTAATTCAATTGCCATTCTAAATCTCCATTTTTAACCCTTGACGCATTGTCAAGGGTTATGATTCACTAACAGTGATGATACTGCCTATAGGTTTACCATATTGCAATGCAATGGTTTCTACGAAATGTGCTGGAGCCTGTTTAGAGGATCCATTATTTAGCTCTTCAATATAAGGAACATCATTAGTAATAGATAGCTGATTAGACTTCTTTACAGCAATGCGCCAGGAATCGCTGGCTAGGCCGGTATCTACTGGAGTCGCAGCCTCAAGATCACGTTTAAGTTCTCTAGACGTCTTTATAAGAAAAGCTGAGATGTCATCTTCGATCGTTTTAGATATCTTAGACAGCGTCTCCTCTAAATTATTTACATTAATCGTTAGCATATTAAAAACCTATTTGATCACCACCTGTTGCTTTAGCAATCATAGCTCCAAAAGCTGAATCTTTGATGGATTCAATAGCGTTCTTGCTATTACCTTTATCAATGGCTTTTAGACTAGGAAAGATATCCGCGCCTTTTGCAGAAACACCAGCGGCTGTTAACAACAGTGATGTCCTGTAGTCTTCTTTCCAACCGTGTGGTCTTACTTTAAAATATGCGAACCAGCCTAGCATCTCTAAGTATGACATCTCCTCCATAAGCTTATATAGAGGGAGTCGCAGAAGAAAGGCTAGCTCAAAAAGCTCTAGCTCCTCTTCTGTAAGCTTCATTTCAGCGCTGCTAATCCTGAATGCTTCATAATTTCCTCAGACAGCTTTGACAACTCGTCAATCGGGAAATTATTCATGTCTTCTTCGGATAAATCTGCAAGCTCATTAGCACCCGATTTGATTACAACTGCAAGCAGTTTCAAATTACCCAGTGGATCTGCAGAGTCTTCAAATTCTTTAGCGAGTCCTTGGATTGTAACGACTTGCGCTACGGAGAGCTTGTGAATATCAAGATCCTCACCCATGAATTTGACCTTCTTGGCCAGCTTAATACCTACAAAACGGTTTGCCATTTTACTACTCTTTTCTACTTTAGTTACAGGGAGGTTGAATTTAGGAACTGTCATCACTGACTTCCTGTAAATGCCTCTTTATTTAACAATTGGAATTCATCAAGCTGTTTTCGCATTTCATGCAATGTAGACAATGTCTTGAAGACTTCCTGTGACTTCTCTAAATTTCCATCGAACTCAGCAATACGTTCGAATGTCTTTCGAATGCTGATATCGATGCTCTTACGCATATGTTTAGAAGTCGTGCGTAAGACATAGCCCATGCTAAATGGTTTTGAACTAATCTCGTTCATATTATGTCTCTCATAAGAAAGGGCGTCCGCTCTCGGTGCGTTTAATACTGAGCAGGTGTCGTGCTAGTACCCTATCATAACTAATGATTAGTTATATGTGTATGCACCATAGAATGGCGACTGAATCGACAGAGTCAGCTTAGCAGTAGCTGCATCAGTCAGCGAAGGTGTTACCAGCAACGCTTCAATCTTGCCATACCAGTAGTACGAAGTATTGGCCACTGTAGCAAGACCAGCACCAGGAGTAGCAGTTGCATACTTGGTGGGACCAGTTCCAGTTGGCTCGCTATTCAGCAAGGTGAAACGGAACATGTACTGTACGCCGTCACCAACAGCCTTACCGAGCATAGAGTCGGTACCTGCAACGTAGGAGCCTGTTGGAGGCTTAGCCCAATCGTTTGCAACGAAGTTCAGATCAATTTCGAGCTGAGGAGCATCAGCCTGGCCTTGAATAGAACTAGAGGTCTTAGAACCATACGTAGGGACCTTGACAATGTTAGCAGGCGTACCCATAGCTGGGAAGCTACGTGCATTAGCCACTCGAACGAATGTCATACCCGTCTTAGCAGCAAAAGTACCAGCCTTCGTTCCAGTAGGTGAAACTTCAGCGAGAAAGTGGCCAGCGAATTCAGCAGCTGTATCAACGCTAGCCAGATCAGCAGCCGAGAAGTCGGTTGCAGGCATGCAGATAGACAGATCAGAGAAAAGCGCGGCGCCGATAGAAGAAATGTGTGCCATTTGTGTTATATTCCAAAATAATTAAAAGGGATCGAGTAAGAAGCTCGATAAAGTGCCGGGTTGGCCTTATCGATTCCTTGTGAAGCAAGACTGCTCTCCATAAGCTGCGTAGTACCACCAGAAGTAGTCGCAACGCTCTTGCCTACTAGATATGCATCTAGTTTATCTGCAATAAATGCCATTCGCTTTGTTCCAGCGCCAGCAAGTGTGAATATGTCAATTATCAGTTGACCTGAAGCAGACTTCAAAGGATTTGCTCTACTGCGTCCGCTAGCTATAATTGAAACTCTTATATACTCATTGCCTACATTTGTTCCTACAAAATTATCAGGGTATGTCCCGATAGATTCTGCAGCCCATGTAGGTGAGCCGAATATCGAATAGATATCTGCATGTAAGTCGCCGTATTTAGACATCAGGCCTCCTTAGTAACATTAACTGTTATCAGAAAACCATCATTTTCATACGGTGGGACCATGCGATACACATCGCCATTCGCGAGTGTAATCGTGTCGTAAATTGTAGGATCACTCAAGTCCTGGGCCTGAAAGATGTACGATGTAGCTTTCGTGTTGCCCAACTCTTGTTGATTTCTACTCGTTGATTGTCGCTTCTTAGTTATCAATAAGCCTTTAATCGACTTATCAACAGCAGCTCCATTCGTTACAGTACCTGTGGCAAAGTTAAATGTAGCAGTACTGTGTGACAGCACCACTACATCAACCAAGTCTTTCATTAATGTAAAGGCCTTCTTGAGTTGACCATTAATTAGCGAATTGTAGCCCATTAATTATTCCTCCACCACGCGCTGCTTCCAGCGTTAGTGAGCAAAGGTTTAATCAATCGTCTTACATTAGCTGGGATTAAATTGGGCTTGACAATCTTCGTGAGATTAACAGAACCTACTTGAAGGTCCAGAACTTGTCCGGTATCATCAAGCAGCCCATCATTTCCTAAAAGATGATGTGCCAATTCAAATGTAGCTCTTGTAATCCTATCAGGTGTAGCATTATCAACAGTTATATTTACTCCAAGTCTTGGATCAAAATAACTACCGCATCGCGGAAAAGCAAGTGGTTGTGCTTCGCTTATGGCAGTGCCCATCCAGTGCTGATCATCGAGAATGCTAGTAGCAGTCACCAATGCTTGAGCCTGTTGGGTTGCATTAGCATCCGTCCATGCTGCTACATCAAGGCGGTCTGCAAAGTATGCGATCGCCTCTTCCAACGTAGCATATGAATTTGTACCTTTTGCAATTGCCATAAGATTTCCTTAAAATTAAGCGTGGAAGATTGGCAGAATGCCCAAGCTCAGTGCGCTTGTAGCCTTACGCTTCCAGGTACCAGTGGTGGTAACACCAACAGTAGCAGCAGTGAACACTTCAGGTGTACCGCCAGTAACAGAGTACTGATAAGCAGCATCATCAGGGAAGGCAGTTGTGGAGCCAACCCAGTCGTAGCCACCTGGATGAGCGACATAACCCCAACGATACCAGATGTCGGTAGAACCACCACCGTTGTACGCACGAGCGTCACGATAGATTTCTACAGGTTCAGGAACGTTCAGAGCTTCCATAGCAATAGCGCCAGGCAGCACGATGAAGGAGGTCTTCACGGAAGCTGCGTTGATGTCCACGCCAGCACCAGTGTTGATCTTAGTCAGCTGAGCTGCAGAGAACGACTGAGCAGCACGAGTCTGAATCAGACGAAACTTGCCACCGAAGATTGTGTCGAAGACGACGTTAGCTTCAGTAACTTTGGTTTCATCAACCAAGTTAGCAGAACGCAGGGAGGCCAAAGTTTCAGGAGACACGACCAGATAAGCATAATCTGGCTCATAATCTTTCCAAGCCATACCCATAGCATTCAGGAAACCTTCAGCACGAGCTGCGCCTTGAACAGAAGCGGTAGCTGCGACAACGGGAGCGATACCAGCCAAATCCACGTAGAAGCCATACTTAGCGTCTGTAGGATCGTTGGTGAATGTCTGACCGCCCAGACCAGTTGCACCAGAACCAGTAGCAGCACCATTCAGGGCTTCTGACAAAGCAACACCCTTCATAACAGCCAGAATAGCGTTATGCTCGTCTTGAGCACGAGTCTCACCGAAGTCACGGCTAATCTTAGCCAGACCGTCTTGCTGAGTCACGATGGACGAAATATTAACCTGCGAAGCGCCATGCGTACGCACAGTCTTAACATAGGTAGAGAAATCAGACGTATAGTTCGTAGTTGCACCAGCGGTAGCGGTGGTCAACGAAGCAACGTTGATTGTTGGGTTGATTGGCTTGAACCAACGAACCTGACCGATGAAAGTCTCGGTGCTAGTATCAATGTTGGGGTTAGGGCCAACGATACCGGTACCAGACAGCTTCTTGGCCGTGGTGTAGGCTTCATCGCTATAAGCACCCAGAGCGAGTTGCAGAGCGAATGTGTTATTGCCAGCGCCAGCGGCTTGTGTGTACATTTGGGTCATGTCTTAAAAATCCAATTTAAAAATTTAATGTCGTGCCTTAAGCTTCCCTTCAGCTGCCATCTTAATGACTTCAGCTTGAGGGATCGCGAACAGCGATTTTGGTTTGTTGTCGGTACTAGGAACACCATTTCCACTGATTGTGGACGGCACACCGTTTCCAGAATTAGCCTTAGCTTTGAACAAGAATGATTGGTCTTCATCTTTTGCAAAAGCTTCGCAGTATTCTTTGATCGAAACACCAGAGCGGTGCACCCACTCCTTATGCTCATTTTGCACAAGGTTGGATGTAATCTCTTGGACTGCCATCGCTTCTGCTTTCCCATTACGGAAGGCAAAAGAGCGAACAGCTTCACGAACGGCAACGTCTCTACTTAATTCGATATTACGTTTCGCAAGTGCAGCAAGAGCAGCATCTTTCTCGGCGAGTTGGAGTTCATAAGCTTCCTTATGCTTACCTTCTTCAGCCAAGCGTTTCACAGTAGCTTCACGCTCTTTCTTTTCAAATTCAGCCACCTTAGCGGCATTCTCATCACGAGCAGCGTAAGCTTTATTCAAAGACTCTTTGATAGTAGCGAGCTCTTTATCAAGACGCTCTTTTACAATCTTCTCAACCATCTCGCTGTCACCGTTATTACCGGCGGCAGCGCGTAACGCAGCAGCGTCATCCGAAGCTTTCTTAGTTGCTGCTTCAGCTGCGGTCTCAGCGGCTTTTACAGCCTCTGCAACTTTAGCGGCATCAGCTACGATACTTGCATTTGGAACTTCGCTAGGGTTTACGATATCATCAGCCATTTTTCATCTTTCTATAGGCACAGCCTAATTAATAAATAGAGGCACAGCCTCATATACACTGTATTACCAGTATTCTGCATGGTCAAGAGTACAACTCTTTAACCATTAACTTTTATCCAATTCCGTAAAAGGAATAGTTGTTGTTGAAACCATGTTTGACAGGTTTTAATATGTCAGACTTCTTTAAAATATCAGACTCTTTTAGTAGAACTCCGCCTACTCTAGACTTTCCAGCCACTGGAATAAGTCCTGTCAGTTCAGCTTCCTCTAAATATGCGTCGTAGATTTCTCTAGGGAGACCTCTAGCCAGCATTTCGTCTAATGTCCATTTCAATGTTTGCGTTTCTGAGGCATCGGCATAGATTACCCGCAAGGCGTCTCTACCAGCAACCATGTGCTGTGCATTCTGAAAGAAGGCGTCATGCACTGTAGAAGTAGGTATTCCAGCTTTTTTACCCCAAAGATGATAACGTTTAACGATCACAGCATCGTTAGCGTGGTTAGAGTTAACACCGTAAGCTGTTCTAGCTCTACCAGCATCTGCTATGTCATTAATTTTATTGGGCCTGTTCCTAAACTCGTCCCACCAGTCTCCACTAGTCTTCTGAGGTACTTGTAGAATATTAGTAACCCACTTACCATCCGCATCTTTGTAAGCTAACTTTTCTTCGAACACTTGTGTAAAGTTTTGCTCCAGTATCTTCCTGTCAAAGTTAACAGCCGGTATATTAGTCCAGCTTTTATCCAAACTATTAGATATGCCGACTTCGATACCAGGTGTGATATCTTCTCCAAGTAGTGAATACTTACCTATTTTGAAGCCTGTTCTACGTCTTGTAGCTGCAGGGACACCCTCTACTACGTTAGATAATAAGCTATCTGGCACGTATCCAGGTATCCTACGAAGTATTTGCTGCTTTATGCTCTCATCTTTAATAGCCAGCGTTCTGGACAGCCAACGCGGTAACTTCTTACCATTAGACTTAGAATCAAATATGAGTGTCCGCAGCAGTGTACTGGTATCTATAGCGCTACTAGAAGGTTTCGCATGAAGCATATACTGCTCCCCTAACCTTCCATAGAATTTACTGAAGTCTGTCAGGATTGGTACTTGCCTTGCAAGATGCGATGTCATGATATCAGCGATAGCTTTGAAGTCATCAGGAGTAACTACATTATCGTACTCTCTGGTCATCTTCTCTACTAAATCCCTTGTCTTCGGGTCTAGGAAATACAACTGCTCCATCACATCATCACCAGGTTGCAGACCCTTGTTGAAGATGTCTTTAACATCACTACGAAGGGCTTTTAACTCTTTATACATTTCTGGATCTAGAGTCTCATACTTAGCCATTCTAGCAGATATCTCACTGAGGACTGCATCCCTATCAGCTGCTTTAACAACTAATACACCTTCTTTTCCTAACACTTTTCCTAGTTTGGATTCTACTGCTAGAATACCTGTGCGCTCACCAGCTCCATACAGACGAACCATATTTTGCTGTTTTGCGCCTTTTCTCAGATCTTTCTCAGTTAATCCAAACTTTTTGTTAAGCTTTCTAAAAGCCGGGTCGTTATACGTACTAGCCGCTATCTCATCATATAGCCTTCGCTTCTGCGTAGTAGGTACTACATTGCTCAATTCCGCTAACTGCTTGTTCTTAGTTGTCAATGCAATAATCTGAGCCCCAGAGGAAGATGCATCTTGCTCTAATGCAAGAGAGATCTCATATTTATTCAGTGTTAACAGGCTCTTAGCACTATAGTCACCGTTTAAATGCTCATTAATTCTCGACATCTCCAATGCAAGTCGCATGAGCTTACCCTGCTCTTCTCCATCTATTTCAAGCATTAGCGGGTTTTCTAGAACCTTCCGTATATCGTTAGGTTTACCTCTACGTATACCGTCTCCAAGACTTATTAGATCCTTACGCCATGTTTCTGCGATGCTTTGCCTTCCTAAGACTGAGAGCGAGTTATACTTTCCCTCTAATCTATCGGATTCACCGCCTAAGAAGGCTCCAATTTGGTCTTGAAGATTCAAGTAGCCCTCTACACTAAATTTTTCTGATTTAGCTGTATTAAGAAATGGTCTGTAAGTTTCACCAGACTGCGGTCCAATCAAGCCACGCTCATAGATACGTGCGCGATGGTCAAGAAATGGATGGTTGCTGAATGCAGCATCTTTATCTCTCAACCATTTCATGGCTTTAAGACGCTCGTAGGCATCTCCACGCTCTAACATATACTCACGATACTTGTTCAGATCGTGGTAGTATTGAGCCTTTCCTTTATCATCTTGAAAATTTATAAGATTGTTTACGAAGTCGTGAAACTCAGGGTCTATCTTATACTTAGAAGACGCTGTCCAGTTAAGAGCATCAACCATATTTCGGTCGATCACACTAGTCGGAAAATCGCTAAAGCTGCTTGTAGATGTTATTGGTATACGTGTGTCGTAGTAGCCTAATAAGCCTTCATCTATAAAGTATGTCTTATAGCCTTCTCGGATGTATAACTTGTTCTTGTCGACAGTAACACCAATCCTCAGACCTAGCTCCACCTTACGAGTTAGCTTTGCATAGTGTTGAATCCTTGGGTCTACTACACGAATATTAACTGCGAACGTATCATAATAAGGGCCAAAGTAGTTGCCACCATTTCTACTCTTCATGCGGCGTTTCTGAACGCCAAAAGTTTCTAGCTTATAGAAACCCTTATTATCAGCTGTATCTAATAGTTTATTTCCAAGATTATACCAATCGTTTCGAGTGCCTCTGTAGTTAGCCTTGTTGTAAAGATCTCTACCAAGTGATACGGCAAACTGATCTCTATCAGGTGAGTCGGCTAGACTAAGTTGCTTAGCAAACCTGAGATAGAAATTATCTAAATCAGATGAGCTTAGGCGTATCTTTAATCGAACGGGAATCTTATAGTCTAAAGTATTTCGAAGTTCATTAGCTATCTTAGGAGCCACCGAGTCATCCCATCGATTCTTAGCTATAATATTAGAAATAAATGTATCATGCAACTCTTGTAATTGTACAGGTCCTAATACAGGATCTATATAATTTGCTTGCTTCAACTTATGTAAAAGATTAGCATCTTTTCTAAGCTGGGTTTCCATATAATCCGATACATTCATCACGTCAAATTTAACTTGACCTTGTAACACAGCTTTTAAATTGGTCCAAGGTTCCTTGTTATCTCTGAAGCGTCCTATAGTTATCCTTAAGTTCTCAGTGACTACAGCTCTTTCGTTAACACTCATGTAGTTCTCTAAACTATTTACAAAGCCTTCGATGAACTCTTTGTCTTTTGGGAGTAACGTATTACTTTCTCTCACATTCTTAAGAGTGTTAGCTAGTGTATCTGGACTAGGTTGATACATTCTAGCATCATTATAAACGCCGGTAATAGGATTGAACTTCATATGCTCTTCCCTCGGCGGACTAGCCAGCACACGCTGCTTAGTGGCTTTCTTGTTATGCAATAACGTCCCCCGATAGTTTGTCAGAGACATCGTGCCGTCTAGCTCACCGGCTTGTAATTGGTAGTACTCTCTTAGAGCTTTCTGGATCTCAGGACTTTCGTAGATTTCTTCAGGTCTTGCAGCTCCAAGCTTAATGGTGTCAAGCTTTTCTTTAGCGATGGCAAACCTTCGCGTGTCCCCTGGTGTTCCATAGCCGCTATCGGTAAGGCTACGCAACTCTCGGATACCGATTGAGTTACCATTCGGATTTGTGAATTGATCGACTGAAAGTTGTCCACTACGGAATAGATCCAGTTTCTTTGTGTCGCCAAGGTGTCGTAGTACGACTGTATCAGGCTGTCGAGTGAGCCAGGCATTGTAAGATTCCTTAAGCGGTGTTTGTCCATCGTAAGCTGCAATTTGCTTATCTGTTAATCCAGCAAAATTGCGCTTTCGAATTTGCGAAATACCTTCGAGTTTCCCCAAGTCATCATACGACTTAACCACTGGTATAGTCGTTGAACGGCAGTGCCAATGTGCTGGAGGCAAGTGCTCAGTGTCATTGATAGGGTACACAGTACCATCCCTGTGAGAACAAAGAGGAGTAGTACGGGCATCGAGTACGGCAACATATTGCCAGCCTTGGATGAGCTTTTCGTTAGCTTTATAAACTTCATGATCTGCTTGTGCATACACAGAGGTTGTTGCAGTAACTACAAGGCCCTTCGCCTGGTTTCTTGTAATTGGGATGGCACTCTTCATTATCGTATCTGCTATCGCATTCTCGGTCTGTCCATCAGCAATACCCTTGCGTATAATACTATCTATTCTTATACGCTCAGCTCTCCCGACACTCTCCCAACCCTGTAATAACGTTTTGTTAGCTATTAATGGTTGCTTTAGTACAATATCTTCCGCAACACTGCGTGGTGGTGTTGCAGTTCGCCATATGCTACTAACTGCATTGTCTAAGTTATTGACTGTGTGGGATACTTGGTCCTTAAATAGATCTAACAAAGACCTAGAAGATGTGTCATGCATCTTCATGACTGTATCTTTAATCTCTTTATCTAATTCTGCTAAGAAATGGTTGTAATCCTTGCCTTGCAGTCTAGATCGCTTGACTAGCTCATCTACTCTGATTGCATGTCCATCTACTATAAGATTCATCTTGCCAGATGTGCGTTCTTCGTATAAACGTACCATTGCGGCTCGATCAACGCTGCCGTCATATATCATTGTGTTTACATTGGTTTGCATATTCATCTCACGTTAAAATAGTAATATACACTGTCACTATACATTACTATGCCCTCCCACGAGGGCTATAGTTCTTTACATCTTCTTCATCATACTCACTATGTTAGAGGGATCAGGAGTCTCTGTGGAGTTCTTTTCCATATCTAAAGCTTCTTGATTCGCTGCCTGCTGTTTTACTTGGCCAGCTGCGAAGTCCATATTATCTTTAGTAGTGAACACCATATCGTCTTGATTAATCTCAGACTTACCTTCTTCATCATCATAATCAGCAGCAAGCATATCATTCTGCTTCAAGATGATCAACCATACAGAGCGAGGAATAAGACCCTTCTCATACCATTCAGTAGCCAGACGTAACCAGTCAGCACCAAGCGGAGTTGGGTTGAAGTCAGCACTAAGCTCGAATCCAATATCAGTAGATTCTAACTCTAGCCCATAACGCCAATTAAGCATGAACGCTATGATAGTAGCCATCTGGTTACCTATCTTAGTATTCAAAGTACCTAACTGAGCTGTCTGGCCCGCATTACGGATTTCCAAAGCTACACCAGACTGTGCCGTTTCAGGTGTAAGCATCCGAACACCTAGCTTAGCCATATCTTCGATACCAGCTGCAATTGCACGATCCATATCGATAAGCGCACCAGTAGGTGTATCTAGAATAGTAGCTGTGTCGCCCTGTCGCAATTTAATCCAGGAACCAAGCCCTTGTGATACGATAGCTTCAAAGTCCTCATCCGTCATATCAGAAGATATAATCGGTGTGTAGGTTGCTGCACCATACAACAGGTGATTACGCCGACTTATTTTGTTATACAGCGATACTTCGCGATCAATAAAGGGCATAAGCATCGGTTCAATAACAGATGTACTGCCATTCAGAGGCCATGCAGGTATCTGAGTAAGGCGTTCACCATTCATCAGAATACTTGTATTGGTGCTGACAAGTCGGTAGTCTGACATTTTAGCATCAGAACCACCAGCCATTTGCTGGTATACTTGCTGAATCTTACCATTTACCACAGGTATTTGGGAATCTTCGTTAGGTCGCTGGTACTTACGTACTTGATAGTAACCATCCACAAGTTCATGAACCCATACAGTGTCTAGGAACGTAGGATGGAATTCATTATCAGTAAACTCCTCAACATAATTACGAATGATAATCTGTTGAAGCTGCTGAACACCTGTAGTTGGGTTGATTGAAAGACGCCAATTAATAATCGATTCCGCATTCCAGAGAACCGGATACGGCTTGATCATCTGCATCTCTTCCTTGGTGAGATCATTAGCATTCTCAACAACAGGAAAGTCCACATGAACCCATGCGCGGCTTGTCTGAAGCTCTTCATCCAAAGCATCATCCAGGAACGATACTAAAGGGAGACCAGTTTGAGAGAAGCTGCTCATGATCCAGTCGTATGCACCATCAGGGATATCATCAGGTAACGTAAGCTGAGGCTGCTTACGAAGCAAACCTCCACTTATCGTACGCGCATACTGCGAAACAATACCAGGTAATTCCGCCTCAGCCTTATAGAATTCATATTGCTGAGGCGTCATCGATGGAGAAAAAGGAAGCAGAAGATTCGAGAACTTTAATACATCCAAGTAGCCATCGAAATCCTTAGCAAAACGTTCGCCACCAATGATGGCCCTTGATTTTTGCCAGAGAGGACGCATTGATTCATAAACAGAACTTGGATCAGCGACTGACTTCTTCTTCTGGACTGCGTTGACTACTGCCATGGTTAATTACCTCGCATCATGCTGTTAAAATCAGCAATAGTTCCTGAATACTTATCGTTAGTATTGTTATTAGTAGCATCAATAACACCATCGACATCGGTTGGCGTAATATGCCAATTTGATACAGTGTAGAAAGCCTTCGGTCGTACGGCTGGCATCGCGGGAGCCAAGCTAAGGGTTGCCCCTGTCGGGACGAAAACGGCTGGCGCTTGGTACATTTCTGGGGCAACCTGGGGTACAGCTGGTGTGTCCGTTTTGATCACTTCAGGCGCAGCAGGAGCTACAGGCAAATCTAACTTTGGTACATTCAAACTCATAACTATTTCCTTGATTTTAATTAATTAACAGACTATAGTCTGTTATTTCTTTGGTGGCTTTTTGCCTTTTGGTTTACATGCCATTTAACTTCTCCTAAAATGACTTCCTGAAGTTTTCTGCATCCAGTTAGGTAATCTAGCAGCGATAGGTGCACTAACCCTTACAAGCGTTGTAGTAATTGGCAGACCCCAGCAACCAATAGACCAGCTATTTATAGCCCAAGCATTAGTAGACCATAAAGGTATGGTATAGCCAACTATAGGTACGTATTCAGTTGTACCATACCACCCCTGAAAGGCTCCAGAGCGCCAGCCATACCATGCGCTCACAGTGCTCTCCAAGGATCTCCATCAGTACCTACACCGTTGATACTCACATTGTTTACTTTGCGGATATCAGCATTAATAGTTCCTGAAGAAATCTTAGCCAACTCAGCCGCTAGCTCTATACGTACAGCTGTAGCAATATCGTTAGCAGAGGGACCACTACCACCAATAGTTGTTGTTGAAAATGCTGCGCTTGTCTTACGCTCAACATAAACACCAGCTACACCGACTATACTTGTATTTAGATTTCCTACAATAGTATAGTTACCTGGGTTAGGAAACTTCAGCTGCCAACCGTTTATAAAGTCAGCCTGATAGAAAAAGGCACCGCCTAGATCCAGTGCCTTCCAAGTATGTATCGTTGGATAAATAGCACCAGCTACATCATCTTCGAATGCTCTTAATTCAGCATGGAAAGCTGGAAGATCCGTTAAGGATGCACTAGATAGTACCGTTTTATTAGGCCAGTCGATACTAACTGTCATGGTTTAAGCGTCCGCGTTACGAACAGCTGTTCCCGAACCGCCAGTAGTAGTCACAGAAAGAGTTGATTCGAAAGGTACAATTGGAGAACCGCCACCATTACGTACACGATATCTACAGACAAAGCCTGCACTATACTGCATGGCAGCGCTGCTGATGGATGTACCAGATGCAACACCATCAATCAATGGGATAAAGGCAGGTCGTGCTGTATAGTTCTTTGTAAGCGTTGGTGATAAGCCGGACACTGTAGTTCCAGTCCAGCTAGAATACGTGTAGCGATCTCCATCAATTCGGATAACACCGCTAACGGGTGTATCTGACTTAAGACCTGTGACACTTATCGAGCTGGCGCTGATGCTGCCCGTAACAGTATATTCGTTAGTATTAATGTCAGATCCAGTGTCACGCGCTACAAGCACATAGTCACCAGAAACAACACCAGATACCGTAACGGTTACGCTGTTTGGAGGCGTCTCTACAGTACCAATATGAGATGTCAACTGGTAGTTCTTAGAATCACCGGCTTGAACACCTGTCAGCCACCAACCCTGGGCTACGAACCACTTACCACCGGCAAAACTACCAAAGGGCGCGGATATGTTCTCAGCATACGCTTGTCCAGGCAGCACACGATAGCGCCAGCCTGGAACTGTACCATTAAACGTGATCGTACTCGACTCAGAGCAAGCCCACATCAATGCTTGATAGACTTGTGTTAGCGTAAGCGTCCCGTCTAGAGTAATTGTTGCCTTATGCAATAAGCTACCCTGGCCACCGCCAAGATTCTGTGTAGTATCGCCGAAAGAGAGTGCAATTTTAGGAGATGCACCACCCGTTCCGCCAATAGCTGTTGCAAAGTAACTAGCAGCTACTACTGAGGTGATTGTTCCAGTATCTACGTTAGTATCTATAGAGGTTGCCAGAGCTGCTGATTGTTCACCACCTGCTGCTAATGAAACATCAAAGTGGCTATAGGTCTGTCCATACTTGCGAGAAAATACAGAGACATTACCGGAATCAATTAAGGTTCCGCCAGTCTTTGCTTGCACGAGTACTTGGAAAGATGTATTAACATCTGAGTCAGCCCAGTATTTCGTTATCTTCGCATTACTCTGCGTAATATAAATCGGGCTAGAGGCAACGAGCGAACCGATGACCTTAAGGCCAGTGAACAGCTCGTTGCCTGCAGACTGCTCGATAGATCCAAACTTGAACCATTGAGAAGTAGCCGCATTGATATTGATATTAGGCAGCAACGTAAGAGCCATAGGCCGAGAAGCATTACGCTTACCTGCCAACTCTGACGGATTACTACCTAAGATGCTAACCATGTCGTCACCGGACGTAGTAGGATTATCCGCTAAGTCTTGTAGAAATGCGTGTAACTCTAACGTGGTGTAACGAGTATGAGTGCCGGGGACAAAGCTAGAAACTTGTCTAACATTACCGCTGGCATCGATCGTTAGATCTGTTGCAATTGTCATTTTAATCCTTTAGTCTAAGATTTGTGCTACGTAAATAGATTGAGAACCGACAATTGCTGTGGTTAATGCCTCCCAAGGTTTATAATAAGGCTCATTTGAACCTTTTCGAGCCTTGATGCGCAGGTTATTGAGGCCCGAGCCGCTCGCGTAGGCACTGAGGTTTATCAGCGGTGTGCTGGTGGCTGCGGTGCCGTTGTAGAGCGTTGTGGTACCAGCTTGGTCTTCGATCTGGATGGATGAGCCGACGACTACGTTGGTGAGTGTTAGGGCGAAGACGCCAATTGGGTCGGTTGGTAAACGCTGATAACCCAGCGTAGACGTGCCACCAATCGGCTCACAACCAATCGACCCGGAAGGGTAAGACCGGATTACCGGGCTGGTGCGGAAACCAAGACCGAAGCGGGTAATCATGTCAGCCCTAACTCCGGGTCAACATAAAGTTGGATTCCAGAACCACCGGGCGGTGGGCCAACGATTTCCAAGAAGGCAAATATTTCGGTATCAACAGCGACCGATTGCGAAGTGGTTAGGGTCAGCTTATTTGCCACATGGCTTGGATAGCTACCCGCCCCGGTCCATTCTGATACTGGCAGAGTCAACACGCCAGACTTGGCCCATGTGGTATCGCAATACACCTTGCCATCCGTGCCAACGTAATGAACGCGCAGCGCAACATTCTTGCTAGTAAGCGCGACAGGACTCAGGAAGTCCACCGACACCGTTCTGGCGGCACTGGCAAGCCTGACAATCGTACTGAGTTTGGGTGTTATCAAGTTGACTACTACACCTGCTGTTGCGGAAAGCCAATCCATCTTGAGTGACCACGGTGTTCCATCAAACATTGACGCTGACCGGGTTGGGTATGCGGGTGATGCAGCGGGGTTCCAGTCCACTACACCAGCGCCGTACTCATGCCTGAATCCAAGAGTCGGGCTGGTGAACGTGTAGC